CATTAAAAGCATACTCAAAATTTAACTCATAATTTATAAGTCTATCATTTTGGCGTGTCTTAAATTCCAAACTTTTACCTTTAATATTTACAGGGGTTAATACTGCATTTTCTAATATCCAAACTCTTGAACTAAGGAACAACTGCTGTATTGTGTCGTTTAAATTTTCACTAATAAAACCAGTGTTAAGTTTAAATTCTTTTTTTGCTTGTATATTATACTTTACAAATTGGTGGTTTCCTGCTAACGGCTGACCTCTATCACTTTCAAAATCTTCACTTGTAACGCTTATATTATCTGTTCTTTTTTTAAACATAGTAAGAACTTGTTGCTCTCCATCTTTGTTAATAAAATTAATATCGTAGGGCGTAAACCTACACTCCTCTGTTATTAATAAAGTAATAGTTTGACCGTTATAGATTACTTCGATATATTCCTCGTTAGGTGCTTCACTAACATTTACAGTAATGTATTTCACAAGCTCGTTACTATCTAAACTTGTTGGTGTTGCTATGCTTTCATTAATTGTATTAGCAGGATAAGAAATTATAGTTATCATATTGTTATTGAAAAAATGTTAGAATAAATCGTTGTAGCCGTTGCTGAATCATACCCAAACATCTGAACATCTACATCACCTGTAAAAGTTATAGTAATTTCTTGAGGGCTTGTTATGTCACTCATTAATACTATTACTGCATCGCCAACATCAGGCGTAATAATTGCGTAAAACGTTGTATAAGTTCCTACACTTGTAAAAGTAACGTCGTATTGTTCACCTGCTATTAAATCAACTGCTGTTATTACTATTTCTGCTGTTGGTGGTGTTGTTTCTGTCAATTCTATTGGTATTGTTATTTTACTATCGCTTGAAACTTTAAACTCTCTAGCCTGTATTAATACTTTGTTAGCGGGTGTTTCTGCATTTTCGCCCTCCATACCATAAGAGTACCCTTTGACCGCTAGTTTGGTTTCTTGTAGTTGTGGCGTATTAACCTCGGTAACATTAGAAGTCGTGTAAAATACGCTTATAGAGTACCACGTTTGGTTAGTAGAATCTACGAAATCGGTATCAGTCACCAAAACGGGAACAAAAGACAAAAAAGGATTGATTAAATTTGCTATATTTCTTTTTGTTGAAGTCTCTAATAATTCAGGATTTGACTGCGTAATCTCATAACTTGCTGTTGCTGGTATTGCTGTTTTTAGACCTTTCCAAATGTATAACTTCAATGTAAATTCCGTACATACTAAACCCGTTAAAGGACTTAAATAAGGTATAGTGATATTGTATGGGCTTAATGTCTTTATCATATTATTAAATCAATTTCACCTGCAAATCCTCGTAAAAGTTCATCAGGTAATTTATTAAATTCGTTTTCTAAAGGTCTAGTAAAAAAGTTAGTAGTTTCTAATCCTGTATGATATACAGATTTAGCAACTGCAAAAGGGCTTAAACCTTTAGACCTCGCCCACTTTGTAAAATGCTTTGGACTTATACCTCCGCTTTTGCCGAATTTAAAATCGTTATTAGTAACCTTTTTTAACTTCCATAACTTACCTTTATTATTTGTACGCTTAAATTTGCTAGTGCTTCTTCTTACTCCTCCTGCTCCTTTTACTCCTCTATCAACAAAAGAGCCGTAGTCTTCCATCTCAAAAGATACAGTATATTTATTACTGCTTATATCTAATTTGTACGCTAAACTATTATACAAGCCTTTAGAGAAATTCTTTTTTTTCTTTGTTAGGTTTGTTCTACTTTGTTGTATAACTCTTTTACCAAACGTATTTAATACATCTTCTACGCGCATAAATTAAGTGTTGTATTTGGTAACTCTACATCAAAAGACAAAGACCATCCGTCGTATAAATTCTTACCTGAAAATGCTATCTTTTCAAGGCTTGGGTTTTCACTCGCTGTAATATTACTTTTTTCAAAATCTTTATACATTATAGTCCATAACCTATTTAAACTTGCTAAAGTTTCATTATGATTGTCTACTTCATTATCTTGCTTCCAAAACTTATCGTCTATTACAACATTATTATTTATGTTTCTTAGTGCTAAACAGTCTAAACTTACACTAAAATTAACAGTCGAACCATTAGAGAACGAACCGCTTTCTATTGTAATATGAAGCAATGAAAATATATTTCCTTTATCTAAATCAATCTTATCAGTGTCGCCCTGCGTAACTGTATTTATAAATACATCAGCAGTTGCAAGGTCATAAATATATTTTAATAAGGTGGTATATTGGTTCATTATAATCGTGTTAAATTAGGTCTTCTTAATTCCTCTTCTAGTTTTGCCTTATCTATTTTATGCGCTAAAAACGTGTGCATTTCATGTATGTTTGTTTCTAATACTCTTTCAAAGTTTAATATATTCCCGTTTGCTAATTCGTTTAAGGTTGCATACCACCCCCATTTTTCAAAATAATCTAGTGCGCTGTTTCCTTCTTTTGTTGAACTGTTATAGATTTCTGTATATGATTTGACAATTCGTTGGCTAAACTCGAAAAAAAAACCAACGCACCGTTTACAATATTCATTGGTGTATATTTCATTTTATCGGAATACTTTGCTGTACCGTTATAAGTTTCAAGTTTATAATTTCCAAAATTATCTTTGCTTATTATAGGTCTAAATATAATAGCCATTAATTTATGATAGTTTGAAATGTCATCCGCTTTGTATAAATTCAAATCAAACCATTCTTTAGAAGTTATGTCGTCGAAATTTGTAATAAAACCAAACTCAATTCCATCTAGTGTAAACGTGCTTTTAAATTCTGCGTCTTTGTTTAACGCTGTGTTAATATCACTTAATAAAGAATCGTAATCTGTGACCTTTATTTTATCAATTTGTTTATGTTTAAGGTTTGTAAAAATAGATAGTAAACGCTTATTTAATTCGTTAGCTTCTAAACCCTCATTTTTAATAAGCTTATTGTATTGCTGAAACTGTTGCAATGTTATATCTGATATATTTTCGGGTACTATTACTTCCATACTATTAAGAGTTTTTTTAAGTGTTTTTGTTATTAGCGAACTTCTATACCGAATGAATTAATTAAATGCCTCTCTATACCGTAGCAAGTCAAATCTATATGTTCATCATGTTTGGCGTTTGGGAACGTTCCAACTTGACTTAAAAAGGACTCATTCCAATTGCCTCTAACAAGTTTAACGCGACCACCCTCTACAAAATTGGACGACGCTCTTACATTTTCTATCTTAGAGTTATTTACAAATTCTGTTCTTATTTCTGTAACAGGATAACGTGTTGTATTGCTTATCATTTGCTTTAAAGACTTTCCACTTGCCTTCGGCTCTATTAGTATCAATGAAACTTTAACGCCAATAGAAGTAATATAGTTGGGTATGTCTTTTAGTAATTCAGGAAGTTCTAAATATCTATCTACCGAAGATAATATAATATAGTCGTCTTTGTATTTTGCGCCTATTTGATAACCTGTTGGGTCGTTTGCTGTATTTTTAGTATATGCTCCATCTATTATTAACTCCCACCTTAAAGAGTTTAAAGGTATTTCAGACTTATCTATAATATCAAACCATTCTTTTTTCCATTCTCCACCCTCATCTGGTGCAGGTGTTTGTTGATATTGTCCTGCAAACGTATATCGGTCTGCTTGTCTTATACTTTCGAGCTGTTCAAATGTATGCTTGTGAGGGTATAAAGGCTCGTTAAATTCATTTAAAGCTGGTAAGCATAAATGTCGCCAATCCTCACCACTACCACCACTCAGAAGAAAACCACTTAAATCGTCTTCATGTAACCTTTGCATGATTATAATTATAGGTGTGTTATCTGTGTTTGTTCTAGAGCGTATAGTATTGTTATATCTATTGTTCACTTTGTTTCTTTCAACCTCACTAAACGCGTCGTCTGGCTTTAACGGGTCGTCAATTAGTATCGCGCCACTAAAACCATCTACGCCGTCTACACCAGCACCAAAACCAGTAATAGCACCACCCGAAGCAGTCGCATACATTCCACCACCGTTATCGTTAAACCATTTCTTTTTTGACTGTGCATCCTTTTTAAGTTCCATACACCAAAGTCGTTGAAAGGCATCACTTTGTATGTACTCTTTTGTTTGGGCAGAATTATCTAGTGCTAAAGTATCGGAATAAGATAAGTGTATAAACTTTGAGTAGTTTACTTTTGCTAAACACCAACTAACAAAAATCTTTATTACTAATTCTGTCTTGCCGTATCTCGGTGGCATATTAATAATACCACGTTTTATTTTACCTAAAAAAACATCCTCAAGAAACTTTGCAATTTCTTCAAAATGGTTGGATAAAATAAACTTTCGGTTGTGGGTTTCTTTGTATATGTATCTAGCATAAAATAATAGACTATCTTCACAGGCTACTTTTAATACTTTCTCTTCATTGGTTAACAATTAATATTTTTCATTTAATATGTCTTTAATTCGTCGTGCCTCTTCGTCTGTCAATTCTTGATTAAAGTTATGGTTTATATTTTCTACAACTTCTTTAGGCTTTCCAAATCTATATTCGATATATAATTTTAAAGCAGGAAAATTATCATCTTTAATGAGTTGTTTCAACTTAGAAATAGCGTCATCGCTATCAATAATATTGTCTAACTTTTCAATAAATTTTAACTCGTCTGCTTTAGGTTTTCTTCCTCCTCCTTTATTCCCTTTTACTCCTTTGTTTTGTTTTCTCCCGTCCATTATAAAATCAGTTAAAATCAGTTTATTCTGATTATTCGTATATTAAAACTTCATCAGTCAACACTCTAACTAAATCTATTAATTCGCTTATATAAACCTTATTAGG